ACGTTTGCTGTTCAGCAGTCATGTCTTCAAACAAATACTCAACTTCATCAATAACGACAGGGGTTGTTTTTTTCTCGCCCATTTCGTTTACTCCAAATTGCCACCATCAAAGGCTGGTGGTTTGCCTATTTACTCTTGTGCCCAGGGCAGCCCTTGAGCCTGAACAGGGTTCTTTTGAGCCTCAATCTGTGCGCTAACTGCGGCTTCCGTAGCCTCTTTATCCACGCCATTGGCCCAAATCCAACCCAACACAGTTTCTTGCGTCAGAGAATCATAGGGAATCGTGGGCTGACCTTCAGACCAAGACGATGTGGCATAGACAGAAGCAGAATGCTCTCCATCTACACCAGTACAGCGGAAATGCGCCTGAAAAACGAATCCGTCAGAGGTGCGGCGGTCGAGGTTGTCAATAGTCCAAGTGATAGTCATGTTCAGGCTCCTTTCGTTTCAAGTGCCGCAATACGGCTGGTGAGTTGTTCAATGATGGCTTGTTGTTCTTTAATTGCGGCAACCAAAAGTGGGATGACTTCGGTGTAAGCAAGACCAAGAACTTCTGTTCCGTCATACATGGTTGTAGGCGCAACAGCCTCTGGCAACACGGCTTGAACATCTTGAGCAATCAAGAAAGCTCTGCTTGTACCTTCAGGGTCTGTTTTATAACGACCAGTAACCGCACGAAGCGATGCTACTTTTTCTGCTGCGTTCTCAATAGCAACCAAATCTGTTTTCAGATTAAAGTCAGAATTTGAAGACCAAGATGTTGCGCTTGTGCTACTTAAATAAACACCCGTAGAACTACTAGAACAAACATAAAATTGGCCACTAGCCCCAGAGTAAGGGCCAACAAGCCACTTTGTAGTTCCAGCATTACTAGATAAAGTGAGGCCGCTTCCAGTAAAGTTGACGCTTGTAGTCCCCACCAGCACGTTACCGCTGGAGTCGATACGCATACGCTCGGTGTCGTTTGTTGACAGCGTAATAAAGCCGCTAGAACGACCATCGCCCTTGATATAGGTGTACGAAGTTGCTGGTGCGGCATTAGTGCTAAACAAAACTCCTGACAGGTTACTTGCGTTATTTACAAGGTTCAAACCAAGATTTGCGCCGGTTCCGTTTGGCTTAACAGTCAATGCTTCTGGTACTGAAGTTACACCAATACCTAATGAACCACTAGCATCCAGCGTCATCGCCTGAGTGAAGGTGATGGCGTTTCCTGCTGTGCCGGAGGCGGCGTTGTACCAAACGTGAGAGCCAGCAGTAGCGTTTTGGTAATACTGCAAAGCATATTCAGACGCAATGTATTTCCATCCTGTTTGATAGAAAGTATTTGCCATTGTGTATGAATGGTTGCCATATCCTGAGAACGATGCGTTTTTGATTTGCATTGTTGTCAGGGTATTCCAAGCACTAGGAGTAACACCTAATCCAAGGTTGCCGGAGGAGTCGAGGGTGGCTTTTACAGTCGGAGAACCGTTGGTGTAAAAATTAATGCCCTTGCCTGCGCCGTCTGCCAAAATCGCGGCGTCAGTGCTTGTGTCGCCTTGAATGGCTCCGCTAACGCCAAAAATGGCGTATGAAGTACCATTTTGTCTTGCAGAAAAAGAACCACCACCAGTAGTATTGCTGTTATCTGCGACCACTACTGCGTAATTGCCGGACGATTTGAATCTAGAAACAACACCAGTCGCTCCGTAGACATCCAACTTATAAGAAGGCGAACTCGTCCCAATACCCAGCCCTGTGCTGGTCAGGCGCATTAACTCGCTGGAGTCTTGCCTCCACGAAAAAGGCAAAGTTGTGCCTGTTCCACTCTTGCCACTTTGGAAAAACGCATAGCCGTTTACGCTATCAGTTCCAAGTCGCAAGATTGAAAAGTTAGATGCGGCATTTTGCGTGGAAAACCCAGTTCCATCGCTGTTAATGTTTGCAACTGTTGTCCCATCAAAAGTCAGCGCAGACCCACTCGTTGCAACTTTAGAGCCGTTGAGATACAGCACTCCGTTGGCAGTGCCGCCAGAGAGCACAGGATTGCTGCTGAAGGTCTTAATGCCAGCAACAGTTTGGTCACCAGTGACAGCAACATAACTAGAGGCATTGGTAGTAGCTGCAGTGCCTAAACCAAGATTGGTTCTAGCAGTGGCTACATTGTTCAAATCACTAAGGTTGTTCGTAGCTAACAGAGCACCAGACAAAGAAGCATAGGCACTCAACCACTGAGTACCGTCATACACCTTCATCTCATTAGTTGTGGTGTTGAAATACAAAGCACCAGCAACCAAAGCATTGCCATCATTGTCCACAGTAGGAGCAGTGCTCTTCTGTCCCAGATAACGATCATCAAAGCTATCAAAGGCAGCTAAGGTTTGATCTCGTGCAGTTTCAGCAGCACTCTGAGCGGCAGCCGCAGAAGTTGCACTAGAAGCTGCATTGCTTGCCTGAGTCGTAGCTGTGCTTGCCGAACTCGCAGCAGAAGTCGCAGAAGAGGCCGCATTTGTAGCAGAAGTAGAAGCTTCTGAAGCTTTAGTTGTAGCAGTAGTAGCAGAAGACGCAGCAGACGTAGCACTGGATGCTGCATTAGTAGCAGAGGTAGACGCTTCAGAAGCTTTAGTAGTTGCAGTAGTTGCAGAGGATGCAGCAGAAGTAGCAGAAGAAGCTGCATTACTTGCTGAAGTTGAAGCAGCACTTGCAGAAGAAGCTGCATTAGTGGCTTGTGTAGAAGCCGTAGTTGAAGAAGAAGCTGCACTTGAAGCACTTCCAGAAGCAGCAGTAGCAGAAGATGCAGCAGATGTAGCAGCAGTTTGAGCATCCGTTTTAGCTGCGTTTGTCTGCACTAAAAGATCAGTTACTGTAGGAACTGTGGAGTCATTAGTGCTCTCGCCAGAGCCACCCACTCCTCTCCAAATAGCCATAGTGTCTCCTTGTTATGTATAGAGACTCTTATGGAATCTCTAAACAAAACAAGGGAGCCCCTTATGAGGGCTCCCGAGTTATCAGGCTGCAACAGCCATCAACACGCCAGCATCGCTGCGGAGCACTTTCGTGCCATACAACATATCGCTGGTAAACAGAGTAGCCAAGTACTCTTGTTTGTACTGCTGTTGCGAACGAACAGACATCTGCTCCACATGAACAGCCCAGTCTTTATGAGCCAGCAAAGCACCTTTCACACCAGTTTCCAGGGTGGGGCAGTTGCTAGACACAACAACAGGAATGCCATACAGATTACCAACTTCGCCATTGCGGATGGTATTAGCGCTACCAGCTTCGCCAACAAAGGCTTGCTCGGTATAGCGGTTAATGCCATTCAAGGTGTTGCGGGTGCTCGGAGGAACAATCAGCACACGCCCATCCATCGGCTGGTCAGCGTCATCCAAATACTGGATGGCTCTGCGGAAGCCAACATCAGAGAAAGCACCAATGTCGGTAGTACCATCAGCATCATAAGCTTCCAAAACACCAGTAGAGGTGTTAAACTGGAAGGAACGGCTGTGGACATAAGACGAGCCAGCACCATCGCCCAAGCTCTTAACCAAAGCCCACAGATCGTCATCAACCTGTTTAGCCATCGCATAGCCAGCATCATCGGTATAATGCTTACGCAATGAGGGCAGAGCTTGCACTTCAACGATGTCTTCAATCAAGTAAGACACTTCTTTGTGCTGGCTCAGGTTAACAGTGATAGCAGACTGGCTCAGGTTTTGGAGAGTAACAGCAGTGTTCTCACCTTTGTTCTGAGCAGCCAAGCCACGGCTGGGGTTAGGGATAATCAGAGCATCGCCCTTCTTGCCCTTAAAGCTCATCTTGCGAACGAACTGGGCCAGAACGAGGTTCTTTTTATAAGCAGCGATAATCTCATCACTCCACAAATCAGGGAGGAAGTTGCTCGCTTCAGTCAGACCAGCAGCGCCAGTCATCGTGGGGTAAGTAGAAGTTGCCATGTTAAAAATTTCCTTTCAAAATATTATCGAACACGACCCTCCGCATAGGCTGCCATAATTTCAGGCTGTAGTGCCATATAACGATCTGGGTCTTTACGCATGAGGTCTATGATTTCAGAACGTCTATAAACCTTACGGCTTACAGGCTCAGCAGATCCTTTAACGTTTCCAGTTGAGGCTTGTTTTACTTGTTGCTTTCTATCAGCCTTTTGAGTTTCAACAGTGTTTTTAACCAATGCTTGACGCTCCTTCCATGAACTAAATAGTTCATCAGCAGCATCAAAGTCAAAACGCTGATCAGCTCTCGACAAAAGTTCGCTTCTCACTCTGCTCTTACCAACCCACTCTTTAAAACTTTCATCTTCAAGAATGTCTTGATAATCAGGATGAGCTGATTGGAGTTGCTGCAATGCTGTCTGTTTAGCCAGCTCTGCTGCCATCCTTTCGGCTTCTTTAATCTTTGGATGCTTAGAAACAGCAACCTCAACAGCCTTTTTCGGATCACTAAAGAAGTCTACTTCTTCGTCCGTTGGGGCTTCTTTTGTGATGGTCTGAGCTTTAATAAAGTCATCAACCACTCTTCTGAGTTCTCCAACTTCCTTACTATGTCTGCCCATAAGCTTTTCAGCTTCTTGGTGCATACGGATAAGATCTTTAGGACTCTTACCCCTATAACGTTCAGGAACTTCTTCCTCAGTCTGCTCTTCTTGATTTACAGAAGTATCCTCTTGGGATTGCTGCTCATCTTCGATAGTTTCAGTAGGTTCTTTAACTTGTTCGCTCTCATCAATAAATTGTGCCATATAGTCTCCGTGCTTCGATAGCATTATGGAAATAAATTTAGAACTTGGCGCACTTAGTCGCTGTTCCGCTTACGCTCTTGAGCCATCTTCTCCTGATGTTTCTTTTCCCATTTCATTGCTGCCCCAGGAAAAGAGCCTGACCATCCTTCTAGCTTAACATTAGGAGCACTGATGATTTTAAAAGCAGTTTTGTCACATTGGGGACACTTTGTTTCGTCTATATCAGTAGACACAAAGAGTTCATTTCTGTGACCATTAGAGCAAATAAAGTCAAACACTCTCAGCATCTTGCATCTCCTCATAAGCTGCTGTAATAGCATCCTTATAACCGAGAAGCGTCTGGAGTACTGACACTTCGCCCTTCCTATGCCAGAAAGTTTCACTATCTGAAATGTTCTGGAGAGTATTTAAGTTCTCTAGACTTCTTTTCAGGTCTTCTTCAAAGTGTTTCCACCCTGAAGTAGTGAAAATTTCTAACAAAGATTCATAATATTCGTTCAATTCGTTCAAGCATTTCTCCTTTTAGGATGCTATTATGTCTTTATTATAACACAAAAGTTTACATTTGTCAAGCTTTATTCATTTGCTGAGCTACAATAGCCTCTCTGCTAGCAATTTCACGCTCTTTTAGGACCAATTCAGCAACTTTTGCCCTACGTTCAAACTCTTTATCGTCCTGTTCTCCTGGCTTGATATTAGCCGAGATAGCTCTAATTCTATCATTCTCCAAACGAGCAGGAACAGCTTGAGCTTCTGTAGTATATTTAGCAGCTCTGGCCTGACTTTCAGCAGCTTGAGCCTGTAGTAATGCAATTTGAGCTTGAGCACTAGCCATTTTAACTTGCATATCCATCTCTGCCATTTGTTGTTGTTGAGGGGTAGGCTGACTAGCTTGCTTAAGTTGCTCAATAAAGCTTTCTCTATTGGACAAACTCATATTTTCCACAACACCTTGAACCAACAAAGGATACAAAGGACTATCATTACTCAAAGTATTAAGCAATTGAACCAATTGAGTTACTTCATACTCACGAGCTATCACACCTAGTGTGCTAGAGGCTACAAATTTGTAGTCTTGAGCAGGGAAACGATCAGGATCATATTGCATATATCTCCAAGCAACCTTACTTACCATAGGAAGTAGGAAAGTTTCTTGGAAATTAATAAGCGTTCTCTTATGTCTCTTGATGATTGCACCCAAAGACATAGAAACAGCACCAGCAGCAGCTTCACCATTGACAGCCCCAGTCATTCCAGCAGCATCAATAGCACCAGTAGCCATCTGAACCATCTTTTGAAGTTCACCAGCTTGTTGGAAAGTTACATTATCAATACCACCAAACTTAAATGGCTGCAAGATTTCAGAAGGATTACCATTGGTTACAACAGTTTTACCCGGACGAATCTCAAACTTAGAGCCTCTAGGCATCCGAGAGCCATCAATAGCCATCATTGGGTGCACAGTAAGAGCTAATCCATCAATACGAGCTCTCAACTCGGCATCCAAAGCCTTCTGGCTATTATAACCCTTCTCACAAATACCACGGCCCCAGAAACGACCAGGAACAACATCCCAAGCAAAAGCCACTACAGGACGATCTTCCATCATGTAAGGATTTTCTTCAGCCTTCAAGCATACACCACTATTGCCAATAACAATAATTGCCTCAGTGTACTCAGGCTCATTCTCATCCTCTTTCTCATCAGCCTTCTCGTTCTTAGGCTCTTCATAAGTGCCTAAATGTTTCTTAAGCAAATCAGTAGGAACAAGACCATAATACTTGGTTAGACGTACTTTATCATCTTGATAGATAATCATTTCTTGATCAGGCTCAAGCTCTTGATCAGGAGCAGCACTATCAATCTCTACATCTTTGTAAACACCCTGCTCTTGCAAGATTTTAACCTGATGTTTAGGAACAAATTCATCAATAGCAACACCCAAAGCTTCTTCAATAGAGGAAGCATTAGGATCAATCAAGAAGTTCTGAGGAAGCACAGGACGTAGTTTAACAACAGTGCGAGGCTGTACCATCACACCTACAGCCATAGCAGCGCCATCTAGAATGGGCTGAGAAGCTGGTGTTACATCATTGACCTCTTCCAACACCAGTTCACCACAGCCAGTACCATATACGGCTGAGTTAATCAGGATTTCAGAGATGGCTCGTCTAACTTTAGTGAACTGAAACTCTTCATTAAGTAACTCTCTAGTTACCTGAATATCCAAGTTCTGAGCATCACGAGCATCATCTTTAATATCAAACCACTTACCACGACCAAAAGTGGCTTCTTCAACCTCAGCAACAGCACTCTCTACAGCTTGCTGCAAAGCAGGGCTAATGAGTTTGCTTCTCTCGCTTTCACGAGTTTTATCAGAAGCATTCCACTGCCCTCTCCACAGGCGATAGTATTCCTCAAAGCGTTCTTTATAAGTGCTTTCATAGTGATCACGCCAGCGATCTACTTTCTCCATCACCCAAGAGGCAAGGCCATCATCCTTGTAGGTTTCTTCTTCAAAGCTCATGGCTTCTCCATTTCATTATCTAAAGATTGATACTCATCAGAGTAAATAGGACCACCAAGTTCTTGACTATCACAGGTTCTTGTTGGAGAACAAGTAATATGATAGAGAGAACAAAAAGCAACTGGCTTACTTTCAATATCTGCAATTGAAGAATCTACCATAGATGTTTTAAAATTCTTAGCAGGAGTTTCTTCAATACATTTTTGAATTGAAGGAGTTTGTAAGTAATGCTCACAGTTGGCACACAAACGGCCCCTAGCATCTCCTTCGGTCACTCCCCACTTCTGTGCCTTGTCTTGCCAGAAAGCAGCATTGCTCTTTCGTGGGTCAGCAGGGCCAAGACCATGTTCTTTAATGGTCTTCTTGTGGTTTCTAATATTCTCTTCATTGCTCCTGAGAGCGAGTGGACATTCCATATCAGTATCCGCTTATAGCGTCCATTGGTTCAAAATCTTCTTCTTCCCAGTCCATTGCATAACTTTGTTTATTAAGCTGTTCAATATAGCTCAGGGAGTCAATTAAGTCATCATGCACAAGATGATTTGGGAACTGGAAGAGCTCATCCAAGAACTCCATGTTCCACTTACCTTTATTAAGAACAATTTGGCTATGCTCAAATCGTCCTTGTAAAGCCCAAACAATTCTATCTGTCTTCTTCTTGTTTCCATGAGAAAGTTCTTCCACTCTAAAGAATGTCTGTCTTCTTCTCATTAGGTCTGATAGATAGGGCATAACTGCTTGCTTAGCAATTCCCTTTTCAATTCCCACAGCTACAGGTTCATACTTCTGAACTGCATTAAAAATCTTCTGAGCTGTCTCCTCAACACTCCATCTACCAAAGATAATGTCTTTAACATACCAACCATCTTCATTGCATTTAACAATAGAGATGGCACTGTTATCTAGCTTCTTGCTCTTGCTTGCCTTGCTCTCATCAGTAAACCCTGCCAAGTCAATAGCAATATAAAAATCACCCTTCTCAGGTTCTTCTTCATCAATAACAATCCATTCTTCTTTAAACAACTCCCCGCCTTGAGCTTCAAAAGAAGCCATGAACTCCTGACGGAAAGCAAAGCTGCTCATACTCTTCTTAGCTGCCTCAATTTCTTGAGGATCAATCAGAGGATTGTCATAGCTAGTGAAGTGCCAGCCCTTGAAGGTTTCATCTTCGCCACTCAGGGCGTGTTGATAAAGCTCATAGAAGTGGTTCCTGCCCATAGGAGTTCCAATGAATAAAGCACAACCTTTCTGGTCAGCCAAAGCAGGACGCAAGATTTGTTCCCACACTTCAGGTTTCATGTCTGCATATTCGTCCATAACCAGAAACTTCAAGGACACTCCTCGCATTGTCTCCGGTCTGTCAGCACCCTTGAGGCTAATTGTGGCTCCGTTAATCAGCTTAATCTGCAAGTTGTTCACATGGCTACCAGTAATGACAGGATGGCCTACCTCTAAGAGCGTCTGCCACATAATGTCTCTAGCCTGTCCCTGTGTAGGGGCAACATAGAACACATGGCCTTTCTCTGTCTGCAAAGCATAAAATAACAAAAGGTAAGCAGCCAATCTGCTCTTACCAGTTCTACGACCAGCAGCCACCACCTTAAAGCGTGTAGGGTCTTCCCATACTGTCTGCTGCCAAGGTAGCAACTTAATATTGAGGTTACTCATTTAATAGTAAACTCAAAAGGAGAAGCAAACAAACTACTGCTTTCTGCTTCTTGTTGTATATCTCTGTCCATAATTTGATGGAGCCATTTATCTCTTTCATTCAACTCTTTAGCCGAACCATAAATAGGCCACTTATTAGCTTGAATGTCTTTCTTCCAGATTTTCCAAAGTTCTTCTTCGTTGTCAACAAGTCTTCCATTTACATATCCAGGAACTGAGACATACTTTCCTTTATCTTTTCCTGTTGGTATTTGAATACCTATAGCATAGATAGTCACTGGATTACCGTCTTGCATAAAAGGATTAGCAAGATTTTGACGATGATACAAAACTTTATTAATCTCTTGTGGAGAAAGATCAAGACCTTCTAGGCCATAAAGCATATTAGGCATTAAGGAGCTCCTCCCAGCATCATACTTCTCAAGCTGTTCTGGAAGATGTCTTCATTCTGAGCCATTTGTTGCTCATAAGGCAGATTCACTTCAGGACTTCTAGGGATCCTTTGAAACTTACTGAGCATATAGTCATAATACTGCTGAGGACGAATGTTATTAGCATCTTTCACATCAGCTCCTGCCAATGCTTTCTGCATTCCCTTAGCACCAACCAAATGAGTTCCAGCTAGAATAGCTGCTTCCTCTTCTGGAGAAGTGTCTGAATTAATTAAGCCATACTTCTGAGCATACCCATAATTTTTCTGAGTGTATGCAAGCATAGCCTTCTCTTGCAAATCAGGACTTTTAAGAAACTCGTTCTTGTCTCCAACAATCCAATTCTTAGGGTTGTTCAAGCCCTTGTGTGTTGTTCCAGGCTTAACAAAACCTACCTCAGACAAAGCTTTAGCTCCTAGCTGATAGCGTCCAAGATAGTTTCCTTTGTTCACAGCCTCATAATTGTCTGAGCTTTCCTTTTCAGCCAAGGCATTCCTAAAGATGTCATAATCAAAGTTCATTGAATGGGATGTCCTCAACTTGGTCACCATTGTCACCAATGATGGTGGTTTCTCCATTAACACCAGTGATAGTGATATTAACACTACTACGCCCAGCATTAGCACTGCTCTTCTCAAAATAACTAAGGGGAAGCATCCTGTCCATAATGAGCTTCCAGGCAGCACTCTGGTTCTTGTGAGCATCATCCAGAGCTGCTTCATAAATCTTCTCAAGCACCTTAGCACTTTTAGGACTAGCCAACATTCTAGCCCTGTATTCATTGATGATGCTCTGTTCACCTTTAGGGCGACCAACAACACCCCTGTTACCTGCTTTTTTAGCTACTACTTCCCCCTTACGAGGGCGCCCTCTTTTTCTTTTAACAACATCTTGTTCATTCACCGATTGTGTATTAATAACGCTAACAGGTGAAAGATTTACATCTTTAAGTAGCTCTTGAGTCATCTATGTCCTTAGTACCTTATAAGCTATTCAGTGCAACTTATAAGTAAAGCTCTAAACTATTTCTTAAATTATTAACAATAACTTAAGCATTTTATTTAAGCATCCTTAGTGCTTATTTCGTATATGCATCCTGAGTTACATATATGTATATAGTATACCACAAAATTCTTAATTTGTCAAGCACTTCTTGTCTCACATCATACAGTCGAGATTCTGTTATGCCTCCTTTTTAGTTATCCACATAGTTATCCACAGGATATCCACAAGTTCTTTACAAATCAATAAGTTATCCACAGCTTATCCACTGCTTTTTTAGTTATCTTTTTAGGCCATTTTTGCTCTTTTTTGTGGCTAAGGGGCTACCGCTACTATGTTGGACATTATTGCCCTCCCCCCGGGTAGCTTTTGAGTACAAAAGTGTTACTGCAAAGCTCCAATTGAAAACCAAGGTACTAATGTGAGGGCTTATGAGGGAACCCCTGAGCACTTAGAAACCAAAGTATACACACAAGCACTAAAATGAAAACACAAGTACACACTACAGAAAATATAGGGATATCCCCAATAAATAAAGTATACATACCATGCACTAATGAGAAACCAAAGTATCCATATAAAATAGTAGGACATTACACTAGGTAACTTGCAAGTTACCAATGGTGCTATACTGACATCACTGACAGCGCAATAGTGCTCTGACAGACACCAGGAGTAAACACCATGAGCAAGAAACCTAAGCAAACCATGGCAGACCAGCTTCAAGCTGTAAAGCCCAATGACGATGTAACCCATTCACCAAAGGCCGTAGGCGCTCATTTCGCTAGTGTTCAAGCCAGCATCGGGGGCGAGCTAATCAAGACCCTAAAAGCCTGTATAATCGCCTACACCACGGCACACAAGGCCGAATACGCCGAAATGATTGAGGGTTACGGGGAACAAGCAAAGGCGCTGTATGATGCGAACACCGCCAAGACACGAAAGAGCGAATTCAAAAAGGTAGTCGATCATGCGAGCGCTGACGAAACCCGCCAGAATCTGGTGAACATCATCGACCAGTACGACTCAGTACAGCGCCTAGTGAAGGACCTAAGGGCCCTTGAAAATGGTAAGGCCGTGGTCAACGATGAGGGCAAAGTGGAGAAGGTGAAAGCAGAGAAGGCAGAAGGGGAAAGCGAGGAAGGTAACTCGCAAGTAACCGAAGACGCTAAGCCCCTGCAATTCGACCTAAGCACTAAAGCCGGACTAATCGATTCACTTGAGATGATCATGATCGCAACCCATGCGGCGGGATTCACCAAAGCGGCGGACATGATCATGCAAGCTCAAGCAAGCATTGGACGGGGAGAATGAGAGGAAAGCGCCCCGATAGGCGCTTGAGCAATGCTCAGGCGCTTATCTGATGCACTTTCGCATCGTTTCTTTTAATCGAGAGAGGTTTCTATGTTTGCAAAAATCCGTGAATTTTTTGTTGCCCGTAGCTTTGTCTCAGACCATGGCAATCGGTTCTTAACTGTTTACCATGATGGTAAGCATCATAATGGGCAGGTGGCTAGAATCGGTTTGTTTAGTGTGACAATCCGAAAAGCAGTCCCTAGTGTGGACCGATATGTCACTGTCAAGCACACAAGTGTTGTCCGTGTACATCGTGATCATGTGCGCTTGCGTGTCCGTCAAGCTGATGCTAAGGTAATTTGAGCAGAGCACTATCTAAGGGGATTCTCTGAGTCCCCTTAAGTGGCAATTTTGCCAGCTTGACAATGGAGCAGTCCATGACTGACAAAACATTTTGTAGCATATGTGTTACAATCCTCATGTTGTTCATCATTTTGGAGGTGTCAAATGTTATCTGAAACATCTAAACTTGGCTGTAAATCGTGGAGTTTACAAGCCCTAGAAACTTGCCCCGGAGCCGTAGGCGACAATGGTGGGCTTGTAGAGGTTTGCCAGGGGTGTTATGCCACTGGAGGAAACTATCGTTTTCCCAATGTCAAGCGTGTTCGTGAGCTTAATAAGCAGGAATGGCAAGCTGACACATGGGTGCTTGACATGACAAAAGCCCTACATGATAGTAGGTTTTTCAGATGGTTTGACTCAGGGGATGTTTATGCACTAGAGTTGGCAGAGAAAATCTATCAAGTTTGTCAAGCTACGCCATGGTGTCAGCATTGGATACCCACTAGGATGTATAAGTTTGCCAAGTTTAAAGACGTGCTTGACAGGCTCAATGCTTTGCCTAATGTGGTGGTTCGCTTTAGCGGTGATAACATCGGTGAAGCCCCTAAGTTTGGACAATTCGTGTCTATGGTTGTTGCACCTGAGACAATGGCTGATGCCCATATGTGCCCTGCTTATTCCCAAGGGGGTAAGTGTTTAGATTGTCGGGCTTGCTGGAGCAAAGATGTTCACAATGTGGCATACTTGGCTCATGGCAAGAAGATGCACAAAGTTGTGCGGTTGGTAACTATCTAGTAACATGGAGAAACAAAATGAAACTACCATTTGATTGTGTAATACTGGACACTGAACCAGTAGAGGTTAGGAATCGTTTTAGTGGAGACTCTTGTATGCTCACACCAGAGGCTGTAGCTGTTTATGACACCATCATGGGCAGTGAATTTATAGGGGACTATAAGAAAGTGAGGAAGGGCCTTGACTGGTTCAGAAAGCATTACCCAAAAGAGTATATGATTTTGCTGGACTAAGCATAAGGTTACACTAAGTGTAACTTTCTGATGAATCTTTTATAAACATGGAGCAAACATGACATACACATTAAGAAGGCATTTGAACGGATTGTCATATGCTACAATCAAGGAAATATATGACAACAATCCAAGCTTAACTTTGCAAGAGCTTTCCAATTTAACTGGATACACAGTTAAGTTTTTGAAAACTATTTTGATGGAGCAAACAAATGAAGACGAGTATTGAAGCATACATTTTGGCGTGGTGTGATGCCACATTTGAGCACCTATCGGATGAGTATATTGAGTGTATTGACTCATGGACATTGTTTGATGGTGTTGACATAAACTTTTTCGGCAAGGAATATTCTGGTAAAGACGGAATAACTGTTGCAGTGTATGATGAGAATGACAAACTATACGAGCATGACTTGTATGGTAAAACAATTGTCAGGGACATCCCACAAATTTACCATGGAGCTTGACATGAAAGTTTTTACATATTTCAATTTGCACAAAAAGCTTTTCTCTATCAAGGCTTTAGAGGGAGAAAAGAAAGGGAGAGTGATAGCACATTTGCCTTATGTTTGCATAGAAAATCCCAAGTTCAAAGTGTCAAAAGCAGGGCGTGAGCGTGTGCTTAGAGAGCAGAGAAAGAATGTTCATGCTGGTGTTGTTGGAGAATTCACAACACATCTGTTGTCCTCTGACAAAGTTGTTTGGGAAAATGTAAGGTATAATCCATACTTGTTTGATTCGTTTGTTGACGATGACAACAAGCCAGTAGCTTTTGCTGATGTGGCTTTTATGCAAGTGAAACCCATCACCAACAAACCAGTAATTCAAATTGGAACTTATGAGGTGGAAGAATGACTAGATATGAAAAATCGTTAGCTCTCACTATCAATGAGCTAGATTTTTTCTTGTCACACAAAGAAAATTTCAAAGCAATTGCAGAGCTGTTTGCTCAAGGTGGGTATGGAACTATGTCAGACGAAGAGCTTGACGAAGCGTTTGACAAAGTGTTTGGTAATGTTTTTAATTGTTTCTACAAAGGAGAAAATCATGGGGCTTGATATGTATTTGAAAGGTAAACGTTTCCTTTGGCACAATGAGCATGATGAGATTGCAGATGAGCCTGTCATCAAAAAACTCACCAAAGGAAGACAACTAAAGCAAATAGAATTTGAGCTTGGCTATTGGCGTAAGGCTAATGCCATTCACAAATGGTTTGTTGACAACTGTCAAGGAGGTGAAGATGATTGTGATGAATATCTTGTTAAGTATAGTGACCTAGTAAAGCTTAAGGATATTTGCAAGGAAGTTCTTGACAATAAAAAGCCAGAGCTTTTACCTACTACCAGTGGCTTTTTCTTTGGTAGCACAGAGTATGATGAATGGTATTGGAATAGCATTCAAGACACATATGAACTAATGTCTGAGCTTTGTCAAGATGAAGACATTACTAATGGTTCTATTGATGTTTACTACCAAAGCAGTTGGTAACTAATGAGTTACCAGAAGTTTTACATTGTTTGTTTGACACTTGTTATGCTTCTATGTATAATATACTTATAAGTACACAGAACTGCTTATGTTGTTATATACAATACATATAAGCATACTTGTAACATAAAAGAAAGAAGTAACATATGCGTTGTTATTGTTGCAATAGTTTGTTATCAGACTTTGAAGCTACTCGTAGGAGTGCTACAACTGGTGATTTTTTAGATATGTGTAATGATTGTTATCATACAATCCGAGATGATATTGATGTCTACGAGCGTAGCGACTTACGACACGAGAGTGATATAGAAATTGAAGGAGATGAAAATGAGCAATGAAGATCAAGAAGAAATGTGGCTACATTTCACATTGATAGATGCTGCTGAACTGGCTCATAAGATTGGTTATGCTGAATGGATGGAACTATTTCAGCTTGCTTTTTTGCGTATGAAACCAGAGAGCAAACCACTAACAGAAGAAGAACGTAAAGCTCAGATTGAACTACTAAATAATTGGGAACTGTAATGGCCTTTGTTAAAACTCATCAGCCTTGCCCCTCATGTGACAGCTCAGATGCTTTGTCTGTCAACGAAGATGGAAGTAGCTTTTGTTTTGCTTGCCAAGAACACACGCCCTCAGAACGAAAGAAAGACATGGAAGCTACCACCCTACCAGCCCCCTTAAAAGAAACGCATAGCGAGGCTTTTAAGGCCATTAGCGGGGATTATTATTCCCTACCTACCCCTGCCATTGGCTCCAGGCGCATCAGTCTAGCAACTTGTGAGCGATATGGGCTTGTCACTGATGCCAAGAATGAGGTGTGGTTTCCATACCACAATGAGGAAGGCAAGTTTGTTGCTGTTAAGAAACGACTTATCAACGACAAGAGGTTCTTCATTGAAGGGGATTGGAAGAACACCACCTTGTTTGGTCAGAACTTGTTCACCAAGGGTGGCAAATATGTAACCATTGTTGAGGGAGAGTATGATGCCCTTGCTGTGTTCCAAATGCTTGGCTCTAAGTTTCCTGTTGTCTCCATCAAGAGTGGAGCAGGGGGTGCATTGAAAGATTGCAAGGCAAACTATGAGTGGCTCAATAGCTTTGAGAACATTGTTATTTGCTTTGATTCTGACGAGCCAGGACAAACTGCCTCAACACAGGTTGCTACATTGTTTGGCTCCAAGGCCAAGGTATTTAAGCCTGTTGATGGGTTTAAGGATGGGTGTGACTGGTTGCTTGCGAGTAAGGAGAAAGAGTTTATTGATCGCTGGTGGAATGCTGAGCGATTCATGCCTGATGGTATTGTTGCTGGCAGTAGCCTATGGGATACAGTTAGTAAACCTCTTGACAAGGCTGAGGTAAACTATCCATTTGAAGGACTTAACAAATTAACCTATGGCATTCGTAAGGGTGAACTTGTAACTGTCACTGCTGGATCTGGCTTAGGAAAGAGTCAATTCTTGCGTGAAATTATTTGGCACATTCTCTGTAAGACAGAGGACAACATTGGCTTGATGTTCTTGGAAGAGAGTGTTCGTAAGACTGGCTTGAGTTTGATGAGCTTGGCTGCAAACAAGCCATTGCATTTGCCTGACACTGATGTAACAGATGAGGAGAAACGTGATGCTTTTGATGCTACACTTGGTACTGACCGCTTGTATATGTTTGACCATTTTGGTTCCACCAACATTGAAAACATTGTCTCTCGTACTGAAGAGTTTGCTCGTGCTTTTGGTTGTGGCTATGTCTTCCTTGATCACGTATCAATTGTTGTCTCAGCCCAAGACAATGGAGATGAGCGAAAGGCCCTTGATCGTGTGATGACTGAGCTTAGAACTCTGGTTCAAAAGACTGGTATTAGTCTGATCATTGTCAGCCACCTCAAACGCCCTGACACTAAAGGACATGAGGAAGGAGCAGCAACCAGCCTTGCACAACTCCGAGGTTCAGGCTCTATTGCACAGCTTAGTGATATGGTGATTGGCCTTGAGCGTAATGGTCAGGCAGAGGATGAGCATGAGCGCAACACTACCAAGGTGAGGGTTCTAAAGAATCGTTTCAGTGGAACAACAGGTCCAGCTTGTCACTTGCTTTATAGCAAAGACTCTGGTAGAATGATGGAAGTAGAAGAGGAAAAACTATGAAACCCGTTGTGCATTACATTGGTGATGTCCAGTTTGACACCTACGAGTATGAAGGAAAACTATACAATGTTGCTTATTGTCGTGCAGTAGACCACCCAAAACTTGGATGTCAAAAGGTAAGAACCTCAACTGTTATTAAGAAAGAAGAAGATGGAACCTTTGAAACTCTCAATACAATTTATAAACCATACACCGAAGGTAACTAAGAAGTTACCAGAGGGAAGGACTTGGCCTTTTCCAACTAGCATTGGAAACAAACATGAAACCGAGAAACCATATAACTTTAGCCATGCTAAAAGCTCCGAAGAGAGGGAGCCTAGTTCACAAGGGCAAAGCTGGCAACCACCGAAAGGATTTAAATATGGAGACTGAACAAGACTGGTGCATGGAAGATGTTCCAACTTATAAAGTAACAGTTGAAGTTATTGTTTCTGGCTGGGATAGTGACAGAGCTTCAGACCACATTGAAAGAGCACTCATGGCTATGAGACAAGAAGATGAGTGTGACATTTTTGATTGGGACTTTACTGATGCTGAGTTAACATGAGCATTGAGCATATTATTGTTGGAGCCACAGGAATCGGCTATGCTATTGTTGGTGTGCTACAATGGTTCAAAGGTGACTTACCCAATGGCATGATATGGACCGGATATGCTTTTGCCCAGATCGGACTTTGGATGAACATCAAATGAACTGGTTCTACACTATGTCTATATGGCTTATGCTCTTTGCAATCAACGCAAACCTTTTAAAGATATTGGAGAAACTTCCATGAAATTATATGATGTTCCACGAAACTCACGCATTGCTATTGAAGATGGGAGTGAGTTTAATTTCCATCACATTGATGGTATGTATTCTTTCTGTACAGACGACAGTGGAAATGTTGTTCATCTTGCAGCTTGGACTGAGGTAACAATCTGTGAAAACAATTAAAGAAATTATTGACTGCCTTTTACAGGCTCAGGCTGACGCTGCTGGAGAACGCCTTGACTATGATTCATGGTTAATACTTGATGAAGCTATTGATCAAGCCATCCCCACCCTACGACAATCAATTTCCATTGTTGTAACACAAGATCGTGAGAAAGTTGCTCAATGGATCATGGCAAAAGGCTATGCAACAGGCCACGGCGACATCATTGAAGAGATGTTGGAGGAGTTGTATCGCCAAGTGCGTGAGCGTGAGCGTGAGGCTTGTGCAAAGTTGTGCGAGAACTCCGACCGCTATCGTGGTAAATACTTTGCCGAAGCCATCAGAGCAAGGAGATAAATGGATGAAAATAAAAGATACTTTATGGAGCATGCCTCCTCTTCCTGAACAAACACTTACTGAATCGATTGATCAATATATGAAAAACTATGCCACCCTTCAACGAGCATCTGTTGATGACACTTTGGAACAACGAGGAACAAGATATGGAGACTATCGTAATGTTGCTGGCCTATCACAAGAACTTAAGACAGTTATGCAACGAAGTGAGAACTGGTATAAGCTTGAGCCTTTCATGCAAGAGAGCTTGCATATGATTGCTAACAAACTTGCTCGCATTCTCTCTGGTGATCCTTATTATGATGACTCGTGGCATGACATCTCTGGTTATGCTACACTTGTGGTGAAACAACTGGATAAAAAATGAACCTCTATCTCGACATTGAAACAAACTCAAAGCATGACAAAATCTGGTGTTGTTTCACATGGGATGAGAAGAATGGAAGCGTATGTCACACAGAGCCAAATACACTGATTCCCTTAATCGCAAGCTCAGACAAAGTGATCGCACACAACTTAATAGGGTTCGATGCAGTAGTGTTGCGGAAGTGCTGGAAAGTTTCGATAACAGCGAAGCAAGCGATAGATACCTTGATACTCTCTCGTTTATACAATCCAAGTTTAGACGGAGGCCACAGTTTAGAGGTATGGGGGAAACGACTAGGGAACAACAAGATTGACTACCCTCAAGTTTATTTTGATAAGTATGCTGTTGGTGGGTTACTACCTAGTAACCTTAATTGTTGGGATAGCCCAGACTTACCATTGATGTTCGACTATTGCAAGCAAGACGTTGCTTTATTGGCTGATGTGCATAAGCATCTTGAGGGGTTGCTAAAAGACTTCAACACATATAGCATTGAACTTGAGCATAAAGTTGCCATCATTATTCAAAAACAAAAGGAGCATGGATTTAGACTTGATATTAAGAAAGCTCAAGAGTTGATGACAACTCTTCAAGGAAAGATGATAGACATTGAAAGCAAGTTGCAAGAAGTATTTCCTCCAGTTATTGAGAAGCGGGTGTCTGAGAAAACAGGCAAGCCTCTCAAAGACAAAGTGATTATTTTTAATCCTGGTTCCAGGCAGCAAATTGCTGAGAGACTTGCTGGTCTTGGTGTTAAGTTCACAAAGAAGACTGAGAAGGGTGCTATCATCGTAGATGAAAAAGTTTTAGATGGTATCGACTTACCAGAGGCTAAGCTATTGAATGAATACTTGATGCTCCAAAAGCGTGTAGCTCAGGTGTCTTCATGGCTTGATGAAGTGAAAGATACTGGCAGGGTCCATGGTAGTGTAATTACTAATGGAGCTGTGACAGGACGTATGACACATAGTAGTCCTAATATGGCTCAGGTTCCCAACTCAGGAAGTCCTTATGGACATGAATGCCGAGACTTGTGGACAGTTGATGATGGTAATGCTCTTGTTGGTGCAGATGCTAGTGGATTAGAGCTACGGATGTTGGCTCATTATATGAAAGATGAAGCGTATGTCAGAACAGTTACTGAGGGATCTAGCAAAGATGGAACCGATGTCCACACGATTAACCAGAAAGCTGCTGGGCTACCGACACGGGATGCAGCGAAAACATTCATATATGCGTTCCTCTATGGTGCGGGCCCAACGAAGATCGGCTCCATCGTTGGTGGTGGTTCGGATGTTGGCTCAAAACTTACGGAAAAGTTTCTTTCCTCGACTCCCTCACTCAAAATTCTACGTAATACAGTTGCAAAATATGCAACAAAGGGCTATGTCCCGGGTCTTGATGGACGTAAGATTTGGGTCAGGAGTGAACACTCGGCGCTTAATAGTCTCCTCCAAGGTGCTGGTGCGATTGTGATGAAGCAAGCTCTTGTCATACTTGATGAGGCTTTAAGGAAAAGAAAAGTGTGGTATGGATTTTGTGCTAATGTCCATGATGAATGGCAGATTGAAACAAAACAAGAACACGCTGATCTAGTAGGTTCTCTTGCTGTTGATTCAATTAAACAAGCTGGAGAGTTTTTTAAACTAAGGTGTCCCCTGTCTGGGGAATACCATATTGGGAAGACATGGAAGGACACCCACTGATGAACAAGCGTGACAAGCTCATTGAGCTAATTGAAGAAAGCGATGAAAGCGTTTATCTTTTCGTCAAAGACGGGAAGGTGACAATGGTATTGGGACAGGACTCTGACCCTTTACATCTAGTAGACTTATTCGGATATGTTACTGCTAGGATTTTGTTGAATCCAAGCCTTGACAACAATACTCCGAATATGTTACAATAATAGTACAACTCTTGAAAAAGGAAACACAAATGAAAGCACAAGTTAAGGTAGTTGGTAAACTGTTTTGGGCTAAGCACATGACTGAACCCAATCGTCAGTTCAATGAAGCTAACAACAAATATGAGATTTGCATTGGTGATCTGTCTGACTCTATTGCTAAGCGTCTGCAAGATGAGCTTGGCATTAAAGTGAAGCAGAAAGCTGATGACTCTTATGGTCGTGGTAAATACATAGTTGCCAAGAGCAACTATGTCATCAAGGCTGTTGATGAGAAAGGAAATGAAATTGCTCCTGAACAAATTGGTAATGGCACTGTGGCTGAATGCACCATCAGTAGCTATTCTCACAAGCTATCTGCTTTGCATGGCTATGGTGTTAGCATCTTGCACTCCAGTTCTATCCCTGCTTTGAAGATTAAAGAACTCGTTGTTCCTCCTGTGCAAGAAGAACAAGAAGCTGAGGTTACTCTATGATTACTATTGAATTTTCTGAACAAGAACTTGCATTCATCTTGAATGTCCTCGGTGACTTGCCAACTAAAAGCAACGCTTTTATTGTGGTTAGCAGTATCAATGCTCAGCTTGAAAAGCTTAAGCAAACTGAAGGACAGGAATCATAATGATTGCTTTGGTGGACGGAGATGTGATGTGCTATCGCATTGCGTTCGCCTGTAAGGATGAACCAGAAGGTATTGCTATCTCTACGATGGCTGCCTTCTTAGAGGAAATCTTAATGGTTGATCTAAGGCTGAATGACTGGCAACTCTATCTGACAGGAAAGAATAACTTCAGACATGAGATTGCTGTCACAGCCCCTTACAAAGGCAATAGAACACAAGAGAAGCCAGCACACTTAGAGCTTCTGCGTAACTATCTAGTTACCGCTTGGGGTGCTATCATCAGTGAAGGCGAAGAAGCAGATGACTGCATTGCAATCAAAGCAACTGAGCTTGGTGATGACTGCATCATGGTTAGCATTGACAAAGACTTTAATCAGGTGGCAGGATGGCACTACAATTTTGTGAAGAAAGAAAAGTATTATGTCTCCGAAGAGGAAGGACTGCGGTTCTTCTACAAGCAAATCCTAATGGGAGACAAAGCAGACAACATTGTGGGTATCCCAAAAGTAGGGCCTGTCAAAGCGGAGAAGATGCTTGCCAAGTCTACGACAGAACAAGAGATGCTTGCCGTTTGCTTGGAGGGTCTGGGAGAAGAACGAACATTGGAGAATGGTAGATTGTTATGGCTAAGAAGGAAACATCAACAAATGTGGGACTTCCCCAAAGTTTCCTCCTCGCAGGATGTGAGTGGACAGTAAAGATTGTTCAAGACCTTCCTGAGATGGGGCTTTGTGATCCACAGAAGTATGAAATAAGCATTCGATCTGGAATGAATGCACAAGCAACACAAGCTACATTTTTCCATGAGCTTGTTCATGCAATTAAATTTGTTATGGGGGATACAGATCATAGCGAAAAAGAAGTTGAAGGGTTCGGAAATCTCCTCCATCAATGGGTTATTACGAGCAAGGTATAATGACAGTGAGTGGACTCCTGCAAGATTTAAAAGTTTTATCACTTCAGCACTACGCACGGCTACCCGAAAATGGCCTCCTAAATACAAGGCATTAAAGGATGCTTGCATAGGACGTAAGGTTAATAAAGCTACAAATAAACTAGCATATCATTATAGGTGTGCCCATTGCAGAAACTTATTCGTCCAAAAGGATGTTCAAGTAGACCATATCGCTCCTGTTGTTGACCCCCGTATGGGCTTTGAAGGATGGGACATCTTCATTGATAGGATGTTCTGTGAAAAGGATAATTTACAAGTGTTGTGTAAGACCTGTCATTCAGTGAAGACACAACTTGAGAAACAAGAAAGGAAAAAGAGTGGCTAAGAAAGAGAAGGAACAGTGGTACGTGTTTCTTACCAGCTATTGGGTTCCATTCCCAACCTCTGAGTATGGAGGCTTGCAAGCAATCGTAGCTCGTAATGCAGATGAAGCTGCTAAGTTTCTGGTTGAGCAAGCGTTCTCTTGGGAGATGTCACATATTCGTGATGCAGAAGATCTAATAAAAGCTAAACTTCAACGAGCTACAGTGTTAGAACTTGCACAGGAATATGAGCAACCATTTATTGCTAAGGAGTTTGTAACGTGAAAATTGAACTTAAAGATTTTAAAGATAATCCAGATGGATCTGCAAACTGTGTCCTCGATGTTGATAAAGAGGGTATGGAAACGATGATGAGAGTAGCCCTCAAAGCTCTACTTGAAATGGCTATAGCATCTACTGAAGAATTTAAATTGAAGGAATACGAATACGATGACAGTGGAACTAGTGTGGGCGACTCCGAACGGGGAAGCATTGATAGCGGAGATGGCGAGAGTAAGCAATCCTCTCAACAAACACAACCAGGAGACAGCTTCAAAACTTCTCAAGTATCTGGTTAAGAATCAGCACTGGTCCCCATTTGAGATGGTCAATGTCTGCGTTGAAATTGAAACCACTCGTGACATTGCGAGACAAATACTAAGACATAGAAGTTTTAGTTTTCAAGAGTTCTCTCAGAGGTATGCTGTAGCTCCTGGTTTTTTAACTAGTGAGTGTCGCTTGCAAGACTTCTATAATAGACAGAATAGTATTGAAACAGATAATGGAGAACTTCATCAGCTTTGGCTGGATGCTCAAATTGAAATAATTAACACTACTGATAAGTATTATAAAAAGATGCTTGATCGTGGTGTTGCTAAAGAAGTAGCCCGAAAGATTCTTCCTGAAGGACTAACCATCAGCAATATGTATATGAATGGAAGCTTGCGTAGCTGGATTCATTACATCACTTTGAGATGTGACAAAGCCACACAAAAGGAACACCGCTTGATTGCAGAACAATGTCGTGATATAATTTACTCATTGTTTCCATCCATCAAAGAAGTAACTAGTTAGTAACCTATGCCCTTAGCTCAGTTGGATAGAGCAACAGCCTTCTAAGCTGTGGGTCAGAGGTTCAATTCCTCTAGGGCATACCAAAACATACGGAATTCTTATGAACAATGAATTTAAACGCTTTAGATTTGAGATGATTGAAGGAAACTATGATGAGCCTACTTATCGCACCTGCGAGGTGGCTTCTCATTTTCCTGAAGATGTAACGTGGGTAGAAGTACTGCTGCACTTTGCTCATTTCCTTGAGGGATGTGGTTATGTAAATGTTCTCCTTAAAATGGAGAAGATGCTCAAGGATAATCCTTCATATAAGGCCATGCAAGAAGATGAGACATTTAGTTATTCCTGATACACAATGTAAACCAGGACATACTTTTGAGCACCTCTCATGGGTCGGTAAGTATGCTGCTGAGAAGAAGCCTGATGTAATCATTCATCTCGGTGATCATTGGGATATGCCTAGCTTGTCCATCTATGATGTAGGTAAGAAGAGCTTTGAAGGGCGTACATACCAGTCTGATATTGAAGCTGGTAAGGCTGGTATGGAAGCTCTCTTAGCTCCGATCCATGAAGAACAATTACGTCTTAAGAAGAATAAGGAGAAGCAGTGGAAGCCTCGTATGGTGTTTCTGCTAGGCAACCATGAAGAACGAATTCAACGAGCGATTGAATCTGACAGGAAACTGGACGGACTTATTGGCTACCATGATTTTCATCTCAAGGATTATGGTTGGGAGTGTTATGACTATCTACAACCTGTTGTTCTTAATGGTGTTGCTTATTGCCACTACTTTACTTCTGGTGTTATGGGTAGGCCCGTTAGCTCTCCTACGCTTTTGTTGGCAAAAAAGCACATGAGTTGTGTCATGGGTCACGTACAAGACAGAGGAATTGCCTATGCTCGTAGAGCTGATGGTAAGCGTATGACTGGATTGTTTGCTGGTATTTGCTACCCACATGATGAAGACTATTTAACCCCTCAAACCAATGGCTCATGGGCTGGTGTGTGGATGTTCAACGAGGTAGACGATGGAAGTTTTGACGAGCTCCCCGTTAGCCTCACTTACTTGAAAGAGAAGTATGCGTAAACTTACACAATATTTAATTATCCTTGTAGCTGCTCCCCTGATTCTTGGTGGTGTATTATATGAGTTCTCTCGTGAAGCTTTTTCTTCTGGTATTACTCTATGCGATAGAGGCATGGAGAATCTAAGCGACTGGATTAACGGATAACATGGCATTCACTTTAGTCGATATTGCAGACTTGCTTAGAAGGCAGGACTGTGTTACAATATTGGAACTATTGGACATTAGCGAGGATGAGCTAGTCGATAGATTTATGGATAAGATAGAAGAAAAAGCAGACTTTCTAGAAAGGGAACTTAATGAGTTATGAGACTGGTACTCCTTGGAGCACTGTTGGTTATTTAACATATAAGCGTACATACTCTAGGCGCTTAAACGAAGCAGACCCCAACAGCCCGACTGAGGAATTTAATGAAACTATCTCTCGTGTTGTGAAGGCGTGTAATGAACAGCTTGGCTGTGGCTTTACTGACGAAGAGAATGAACGTTTAAAGAACCACCTAATGCTTTTGAAGGGGACTGTTGCAGGGCGTTTCCTGTGGCAACTTGGTACTGATACTGTTAACCGATTGGGTTTGTCTAGCCTTCAGAACTGCGCTTTCACTGTGGTTGATCAACCTGTAGAGCCTTTTATCTGGGCCATGGATTTGCTTATGCTTGGCTCTGGTGTTGGTTATAACATTCAGAAAGCTAACGTAGATAAACTCCCCCCTGTCAAGGAATCTTTTAAGACTCCAACACGTATTGATTCTGATGATGCAGACTTCATTGTTCCTGACAGCAGGGAGGGCTGGGTTAGATTGCTTGGGAAAACGCTTAAAGCAGCCTTCCTAGCTCACGAAAGTGGTAAGCAGACCTTCACCTACAGCACCAAGCTTATTCGCTCTAAAGGGGCTCCTATCAAGGGCTTTGGTGGTACTGCCTCTGGCCCTGAAGACCTCGTGTGGGGCATCACTAAGATTGGTGAAATCTTGGAGAAGAGAGCAGGTAAGAAGGTTCGCCCTGTGGACTGCTTGGATATTATGAACATTATTGGTGCTATTGTGGTAGCTGGTAATGTTCGCCGTTCAGCTCAGATTGCAATTGGAGATTCAGACGATGTGGAATATTTACTTGCTAAACGATGGGACTTGGGAAATATCCCGAGCTGGAGAGCTATGTCCAACAACAGCGTGGTGTGCAATGACATCGGAGATTTGCATGAATTCTTCTGGGATGGTTACGAAGGGAAAGGTGAGCCCTATGGCCTCATCAACCTTAAGCTTTCTCGAAAGATTGGAAGACTGGGGGAGACCCAATACCCTGACCCAGAAGTTCAGGGATATAATCCTTGCGCTGAGCAAAGCCTAGCAGATAAGGAAACCTGCTGCTTGGCTGAAATCTTCCTGCCCAACATCACAAGCAAAGAAGAATTTCTGGATGTAGCCACCCTGCTATATCGCATTAACAAACATAGCCTTGCCCTCAAGTGTCACTTGAAGAGTACCGAGGCTATTGTTAACAAGAATATGCGTATGGGCATTGGTGTGACAGGGGTGTTGCAAGCCACTGAAGATCAAAAGAGCTGGCTCAAGGAGGTTTACACCAAGCTGCGTGAGTTTGACAAAGAGTATTCAGAGGAGAATGGGTTCCCTGAGAGCATTAAGATTACCACTGTGAAGCCCTCTGGCACTCTGAGCCTGCTTCCCGGTGTCACTCCGGGTGCTCATCCTGCCTATGCTCGTTACATGATTCGCCGTATTCGTATTGCAAGCAATCACCCTCTGGTGCAGGTTTGTAAAGATCATGGCTATCATGTGGAGTATCAGCAGAACTTTGATGGCTCTGAGGACTTTGGCACTGTCGTTGTTAGCTTCCCCTTTAGCCACCCTGAAGAGGCTTTGCTGGCTAAAGACATGACTGCCATTGACCAGCTTGAGGTTGTTAAGTGGTTGCAGGAAGTATGGAGTGACAACAGCGTGAGCTGCACAATCTACTACCGCAAGGAAGAGCTACCTGAGATTCGTAAATATCTCAAGAAGCATTACAAGAACAACCACAAGAGCCTGTCGTTCCTGTTGCATAGCGATCATGGATTCAAACAAGCTCCATTGGAAGAAATTACTAAAGAGCAATATGATGAGATGGTTGCTAATACTCGATTGATCACGCAGATTGATGAAGCAAACATTGGTCTTGAAGATGAGTGTGCTTCTGGTGCTTGCCCTGTGAGGTAATATGATGATCTTAATTAGGCTTAGACAAGGTATTGGACTGGATATTGAATACAATGAAGATATTCAGCACACCTTAGTAGAAGATGGAAAAGAAGTTGATTTAGAGTATGTTGGAATAATTATAAAACTTCCATTCATATCTATTTACATTGGTGACTTCTATGAAAAAGGGAAGTAACTTTTAAGTTACCAAAAAAGAAGGGCTCCTTAGTGGAGCCCTTTTTGTTTATCTTTGTTCTCTTAGAAGTTGGTCTGCTTGACCTTTCTTTATCCTAAATTCTCTTATAAAGTCTTCCCTAAACTTAGGATCTGTTGCTAACAAAGTACTTGCAAGCTGGTCAGCAGCAGCACTTCTAGCTCTCGTCAGTTGTTGCTTCAAGATAAGGTCTTTCATGCTATCATCTGCTTGTTTAAACTGTGGATTTTTTTCCAGTTCAGTTACAATACTAGCAAAGTAATTACCAGAAAGCTTTCTATATTCAGCAAGCTGCTGAGTGGTTAGTTCAACACCCTTAATCTTCTTATCGCTTGGAGTAAAGGTATAGCCACTTTCTTCAAGAGCTGTTTGAATAGCGTTAGGAGTTTTAGTTTTGATGCCAGCCCATACTTCACCTAAGCTACGCTCAACAGGCTGACCTGTAATGTCATACTTAGGAGGAAGTGTTTCACGTACTCCCGGCAAGCGTCCTTTAACCTTATCAAAGAAGGTTGTCACTTCACGTTCGATAGGGTCAATGGTTCTAGCAACAGCAGCCACACCAGCAGGAACAAGAGCAGTTGCGTAGCTTTGTAGGAAACTTCCAACATTCTTTTCTGGGTCTACAGCAGCAGCAAAGAACTTAGCAAAGCCTTCCATAAAACTCTTCTGAGTGATGTTATCCGATATGGCTTTCATGTATAAAGCACCATACTTTTCCACATCTTTCAAAACTTCTTTACCAGCTTCAGGGTCTTTAGCATATTTGTTTCTAAGCTCTTGCAGATCAGAAGCAAGGCCAAGCACAGTAGCTAAAGGCTCCACTCGACCATATCCATACCAAGTGTCTCCCACTTTAATGGAAAACTTAGGCTTATCCCCTGATGGTTCAGAACCAGTTAATAGTCCTTGGTCAACAAGGTGATTAGCATAAGCAGTTGCAGCAATTCCAAGGGCTTGCTTAGCTAGAAGTTCAGCTCGTTGTGATGGAATACGAGCAGCAAAGTCAGTGCCTTGGAACAACCCAGTAACAGGATCTATCTTAGCTCTACGATGAAGCATACCAACAACAGGAACATAAGCCACACCCTCGTTAAGAATCAATGCGGGTGTCTTAACAAAGGGAGCAACCAAAGCACCAAACAAAGGATGCTCAGCTCTGAACTGAGTTACTTTATTGAGAAGCTTACCACCCTCACCTTGGAACACTAGAGTTCTCACAGAGTTTTGTAACTTATTGTATTCAGCAACAGGACTCTCAAAGCCCATCTTTTGCAAGGCTTGTGTAATTTTAGCTTGATAGTCGGCAGGGCTTAAATCATCTATAGCCCAACGTTTTTCAGCATCAGCAACAGAGATTCCTTCTTTCTTAGCTGTGAGCTGTGCCATACGATATGACAAAGCATCAAACTCCATGCGTCTAAACATGGCTTTGTTTGCCTCGTCAATGCCCACACCAGCACGAGCACCTTGTGAAAGCACTTTACCAAACAAGCCAGGAATCTTACGAGTTCCATATGCGTCATATAGCTCTTGCTTAAACAGCAATGCTTCAGTCTGGTCAAGGCCAAGCTTATCTGTGTAAGTCTTGAAGTCTTTTTCAGAGATACCAAAAGCTCCAGCACTCACCTTGGTTTCAAGAGGGAATCCTCTATTATATCCAGCCTTAAAGAAGTCAATACGCTCACCGAAGTTCTTGAAGGCAGCTTTAATCATAGCCAACCCTTCACCAAAGACACGCTCTTCAGCTCCTTGTGCTTTAGTTAGTTTAGCAAGCGCAGTTTCCAGCTCACGAGCAACAGGAGTTACAAGTGTTTGAGAAATAGCAGACCCAATGTTGGTCGCAATGTTTGTAGGAGCAGTGAGATAGCCATTAACAATATACTCAGCTACCATCTCTCTAACTTTTTTTGCACTCCATTGATTCTTAATTGCATCACCAGTAAGCTGACCAATAACTTTATCTTGAGTAGCTTTGTCTAAGCTTTGAAATTGTTTAACCTGAGTAGCCGTATCAATCAACTCTCTGGCTTGTGTTAAACACGCTTTATCAAATGGCATTGTTGTTCCTTTAGGCGCAGGGCACACCAGCATTCATAAATCCCTTAACAGTTTTGCCATCTTTGAGGCTCATGTCTAGAGTTCTGAAAGCATTCAAGCTACGAGAGGCTTGAGTTCTTTTTGCTTGGAAAATACCCATGATTTGAATTGGATAAGCCATCTTTTCCATGATGGTCTGGAGAGCAGCATCACTAAGATCACCTTTAGTATTTAGTGTTACAGCTTCATCCATCAATCTATTATACACATTTGTTGCATCTCTGACAACTGGCATAAAAGCAGCAATTTCTCCTCTACCCCAGCTCTTGTCGATGTTTATGAAGTTGCCATTCTCGTCTTTTTTGAACAGCCAAGCAAGGTAGGAACCCTCTTCAGCAGCAGCTTTTCGAGCAGACTGAATACCAGCTTCAACAGTTCCCTTCAAAGTTCCAGAAAAGTCACCGCCTTCACGCATAGTCTTTAAGTCTTTACCTAAGAAGCCAACAGTATCCTGAAGTAGTTTGTTTACATCAGCATTACTGACAGGTTCAATCTTAAGTTGAGGGGCTTTTTCGCCCATTACTGCACCAACCACAGCTCTTTCAACATCAGGGAACACAGTAGCTCCAGCATACATACGCTCGGGAGCAACAGCAGCAGAGCCACCAGAACGAAAACCCCTGACAATTTGCTCAAGGGTTTGAACATTACCAGAGTCAATACGAGCCTGAGCAGCAGCCACCTCAGCAGGTTTTCCTGTAGCTACAATAGCCTCATCCATGTTCTTAAATCCATTGTCATCCAGCACCTTCTGGAGCTTTGCAATGGTCTGAGTTTCAGCAGGGGTTAGCGGAGCATCAGGAGCCAGAGGCTTTCTTGTTTCCACTTGCACCATCTCAGGCTTGTTCCTGTTTGCAATTAGCTGGTCTTGCTCTGTCAGCATATTACGCAAACGAGCAATCTCATCTTGTCTGGTTTGAATGGCATTGTCCAAGCCTCCTTGGAACAAAGCAGGTTGCTGTGGTGTAGCAATGCCTCTAGGAGCTTCAGGAACGGCTTCTACGGGCTTTTGGAACAGAGCTGGTACCTGGGTACTAGGCTGCTCTCTCGTGGGCGTAAAGAGCCCTCTAGAGGTTGAAGGTAAATTGTCAGCCAAGTTAACAGGAGCAGGGGTTTCACCTCTGAGCAAGGCTGCTTGCGGGGTAACTTGCGGGGTAACTTGCGGGGTTCCCTCTGCCTGCCTCCAACGAAGCTCATCCACCTCGCTTTGAAGTTGACCAATACGAGTAGTGATAGCCTGTCTTTGAGGCTCATCCATAATGCGAGAAGCAACGCCCTCACCAGAGATTGCTCTCTCAGAGGGGACAGTCTCAGGAGCAACAGCTTTAGTTAAATCTTCAATAGCTGTCTTGCTTGCTTGTTTAGTTAGGTCTGCATCTTCAGTTGCTTTAGTAACATCGGTGACATCAGCAGCTTTAGCAGCAGCTTTGTCAATGAGCTTACCAATACCAGCACCAAAAGCACCGCCAAAAGCAGTGCCTAGTAGAATGTTCTTAACAATGCTGTCTTCTTCTGTCAGTCGAGGCTCTAATGCACCAGCAAAGGCTCCTTGTGCAGCGCCTTGTCTGAGTAATGTACCTGTCATAGTAGCTCCTCTTAAAGGAGCAACAGCCCAGGCAGGAAGGGCAATTGGGTCTAAAATAGATCCAGCAACATATCCAGCAATATCAGCAGCCCTATTATTAGCAGCAGCAATGTCAGCAGCTTGACGTTCAGCCAATGCTCTTTCAACATCAAGTTGACCGCCAAGTTGGGCAAGACCTTTGATAGAACTCCCACCGGCTTGAATGAATTGCTTCATGCCAGCAGTGAAAGCACCCTCACCCATCAAATGAGCAATGATTTGATCATCTTTATAGCCTTCTTGTCTAGCTCCAGCAATATCAAAGCCTTTCTTTTGAGCTAGATAATCAGCAATATCTTGTTGTGAGTAACCTTCTTGGAGAGCACCAACAATGTCGAAGCCACCTTGAGGGATAGCCCCTGTGTCTCCTACGGCCCCCATCACCTGTTCTTCAGGCGAGAGCATTGTAGCCATCAATTAACCTCCAAAAGAAGAGATGGGTTTCTGAGGAGTTTTTCCTTTATTGGGTGCAGGATTAACAGGAACAGATTGTTCTTTAGCATAAGCTTCAAGTTCTGCTCTAGTCTTAAATTTAGTTCCATCGTTAGCCATAAACTCATTGAGCTTAGTGCTATAACGACCAATAGACACAGGTTGTCCTAGCATATCTCTAACAGTGACGTTCTGAGAATAGCTCTCTTGATTTGCTAAAGCGTCTGCTCTGCTCTTAGCAGCTTCAGCAGTAACCATAGAAGCCTCTGCCTGACGAGAACGAATGTCCAGCTCACGCTTCTTGAGGTTGATCTCTTCTTTCTGAGCATCCAATCGTCTTTGCAAACCTTGTGCTCTAGGAGTATCACCAGCTTTGAGAGCTTCAGCAAGCTGCTCTTCAGTAGTTTTAAGAGCTTCTTCCTTAGTCGTAATATCCAGTTGTAGCCCTTTAATCTTGAGAGGCAACAGTTCTGCTTCTCTAGCAGCAGCTTCTTGTTTAATACCAAGCTCAGACAGATTGATGTCGCCTTGTTGACGAGCAAGACGCATCTGTTCTTCAGCTTGTAAAGCTTTCAAGCCAGTGTTACGAGCCATCAGAGCATCTTGAGTAAGGCCACGTTTAGCCAGCTCTTGAGACAAAGCACCATACATATCAGCATCGCTGGTAAGGCCCATGCCCTGAACAGTCTGCATAGCATCGTTAATGCCTTTAGCTCTCACCTCATCAGCAGTCATACCGCCCATGAGTCTTCCAAGACCATAGCCTATACCAGCACCAGCATTACCTCCCATAGAAACAACCTGTTGTAGCAAGCTTTGCTGTCCCAGTTGCTGAGGAGAAACCATCATTCCACGCAAATAGTCTTGACCTAGTTGCTCTTGCGTGGGCATATTAAACAACGACATCACATCACTAGCCATTATGTTTCTCCTTAGATTGCAATAGACGCTTGTTGAGGAGTAATACCAAACTGACTATAATACGACTGATTAAGTGCAGGATAGTAAGTAGTAGCAGGGGACTGCGGTTGAGCAAACATACCACTCAATGCTAAACCACCACGCTGAAGGGCATTAGCAGTAGCCAAGCCACCAGCCAAGTTACTTTGAGCAGCACTCAAACCACCATATAGCAACGACTGAGCTTGAGCAGCACCAGCAGGAACAGCAGCTTTACCAATATCAGCACCAGAGGTAAGAGTACCCATGCCAAGCTGTTCAACACCAGCACCAGAGCTGAACAAACCAGTGCCACGAGCAATTAGTTTGTCAATAACATTCTGACCATACTGAGTTCCTTCAGCAGCAATCTGAGCATTAACTCGTTCTCTTGCAAGCTGTCTAGCAAACTCATCAGGATTAACTAAACCAGCTTGATTCCCAGCCCCTAAAGAAACAGGTGTAACACCTAGTCCAATACGTCCAGTACCTAGAGCAGCTTGTCTAGCTGCAATATCTTCAGCTTGTCTAGTTGGCGCTAAAAGCCCCATTTGCTGAGTAACATACTTCTGAGCTTCTGCTTCAGGAGTAGTACCAGCAAGCTGTCCTAGCGTGGATGAAGACAAACCATAAAGCTGATCTCTAAAGGCTTGCAGTCTTGGGTCAAGCTCATATCCAGCAGTTTGAGATTCAGGATTAAAATAGCTTTTACCAAAACCAGTGGTAATGCTATAAGGTTTAAACTGAGCTGCTGCTGCTGCTTTATCGGCAGCATATCTTTGAGCATCGGCTGCTTGACTGGCTGCATCACTAGCTGTACTTGAACTAAGCAGCGAACTTCCGATAATTGCTGCTGGCATCATCCAGGCCATATTACACTCCTTTTTTGATCACTACTTGATCTACTTTATTACAATCTGTTTCATCAGTTGCATGAATACAAAACCAAACACTATCTTCTAAAGCCTCAACTCCATGGTTCTTTCCTGCTTCAATAGTAATACAAGTAGGGGCTGTATACTCTTTAGCATCTTCATCAACATATACAACTACTTTACCAGAAGCAAGAATGCTCATATGGTCATGTTTATGTCTATGTTGAATAACAAAAGAACCTTTAGGAATAGTGGCTTGCTTAGCATAAACGCCACTAGAGAAATGATGTTGAATATTTTCTACAGAATCTATCATGCAGTGCGCTTCCACATATACACAGTAATGTACGGCTGAAGGTTTGCATTAGTTCCAGAAGAACCAGCAGATGAAATTGTAGTCGATGTTGATACAGAAATACCAGTAGTTGCTGTAGAAGTATTGGCATTCACTCCATTATTTTCATTTCCAGCAGCAGACTGATAACTACCAGTTCCCGTTTTTAAATAGTATGTATGATTGTGGCCTGGGTCAGTTACAGAAGAAGTAGAAGTAGCAGTATGTGAGTGTGACACAACTGTTGCGTCTTTTGAACCACCTGTTTCTTCAGCAGAATCAAATAAAGAATCAGTAGCATCAAAACCAACAGGAACTCTACCAGCACCAAAAGCAGTCCAAGTACCAAATCCTAACAAAGAAGAAGGATTTGCACTATTAGTAGCATTGATATAAATAGAACCGACTGGATACAACAAAGCACCCACGAGACTTCTTAATTCAGTGCTATCTCCACTATCATATTTAGTAGCTACAGCAGTTGCAATAGCATTAAACTCATCATCAAGTTCAGTGCCTTTAATTACTTTAGCAGGAGTGCCAGAAGTATAGCCATCTTTAACAGCAAAATTTGTTAATTTAGAATAGTCACTCATTAGTAACTCCGTCCCAGTTTAGTAAATATATCCATCTTTTGAATGCTCAATGGAGCACCACTCACTGTAGCTTCAAAACCCATCTGCACTACTTTACCTTGTCCACCAAGAGGAGTGTTAAGCGTATCAACAAAGACACCAGAAGAATATTCTCCAATGTTATACTCAGCAATATTATATTCTGCTGGAGTTCTAGTACTTAAACTTGCTGGAAAGCTATCATAACTATCTTGATAATCAAAGCCAAGCTTCAAGACAATCTGCTGTCCACCTCCACCAATCATTACAATTCCAACTTTCTTAACAATTTTGTTAGTTGTTGGTTGTTGAAAATCAAAGTATGTAGTGTAATAGATAAAAGGATAGCTTGAGCCATTGTCTGTATATCCATAATATTCAGCAATTCCATTTGGCTTTCCAATATAAATAGAACCATCTCTATTGGAAGAGAAGGCATAAGCTTGATAACTATCCCAAGAAGTAACTCTAGCTGCTCCATTTTCTAAAGGAGCTCTCATATCAAAACAATAAACTACATTAGTGTTTGTGCTAGGAAAGCTTAACAAATAAAACGCATTCTTTTGAGAGAAACAACTACGAATTTCATTAACATTAGAATTAGCAAAGTAAGCATATAAGTCATCTCTAACATTCTTAGAGATGTCAGTCATTGGCATACTCTTTTCCTGAACTGTACGCCCAAGACTTCTAACACCAGATTGTGTTAAGAAAAGAATATCATTACCTACTTTTTGAATGCTATCTCTAGCAACACAACCAACTCCAGGAATCACATCATCAACATACATTGTAGTTGGATTGCTGAAGTTGTCATCATTACCTCGGAGGACAATGATGTTATTTCTTAAAAATACAATAATGTATCCATTGTGTGCAGCAAGGCCAGTAATTTCATCTGAGTTATTAGGAAGCTTAGCATTAAGGTTCATGCTTCCCGCAGTGCTTGCAGCTCCAGTGTCAAAAGTGGGAAAGCTTGCATCAGCAATATCAGTACTCCAATATAGAGTAGTTTTATTGTTATCACTACGAGCTACCCAAAAACGCCCATAAGCTGCTAATACACAATTAGGACCATTAGTTACACCCGTACCAAAAATAGGAGAAGTAAATCCACCATGTCCAGTGTGACTAACAAGTTTTGCACAAACAGGAGAACCAGTCTCACGAGTAAATAATACAGGTTCATGTCCTTGTTGAACCATTAAGCAATGATTGGCTAATGAAGCCATCTGCCAATTACTTGCAGTGATAGTCATTGTAGGAGTCATATCCACTAAAGAACTACCAATGCCGTTTCTAAAGATTTTATTATTGCCAGCACTGATGTAGTCAAGACTACCATCAGAGTTTAAATATTCAAAAATACTTCTGATAGGATTTCCAGAAAGAGCAGTGCTTCCAGAGGTAGTACGCATAGTCCATCCCTTACGAGCACCAAGTCTTCCATACTTGTCAATGACACAGTTGGAAGCTCTCAAAGCAAATCCATCAGACAGCAAAGCTCCACTCTCTTGGGTGTTAAGCCCAAAGAAACCAGGAGCTGCTACAGATGCGCTTTGTAATTCTTTCATACTGTTTGCCAAATAGAGTCTTCAGGATGACGAGCCATATCGTAAGCAATTTCATCAGCAAGGGCACTACGACCAGCAGCATAAGCATTCATGCTAGAGGTTCCACCATCTTCTCCACGCTCTTCAATTGCCTTAGCAACAGCTAACAAAAAGACAGGTTGATTGGGAACAACAATTTTATCCGTGTCATTAGTAAGCTCTAAAGGTCTAACAACAGAATTAAATCGGAGTTGATAGATGCCATCTGGAATAGGATAGAGATCAACTTGAGTATCTCCATCAGTAGATACACCATTAAAGTTGTAGTACAAAGGAGAACCACTTGCAGGGTTCATGTTTAAGAACTGATTGTCAAACCACACAGATGTTTTATATTGCATGAACTTATTGCTGGTGTCATTAACAACATCTATAACATTAAAGTTGTTCTGACTTCCATTAAGCTCATAGTTAAACACACCATTAGAAGTGGTTAAAGTAAGCGTAGTTCTTAATACGCTCCATTGCCAAGCATCTTCAACTTCTTTTTTAGCATCATTAACAAAGTCACCAATAAGTTTACTATAAGTACTTTGAGAGACAGAAGTAACTTCTCTTTCTCTAAGTCTTCTTAGTACTTTGTTAACTATTTGTAAATAAGTCATCTCTTATTCCTTCTACTTATAAGTATTATAGCATATAATATAATAAAAGTCAATACTTATAGGTTACTTTATTACTTTTTATATTAACTTATAAGTTACCATTTAACCTTGTCAGCCCAATAAGCAGCACTCATCTTACCTTTGGCAATGTTCTTAGCATGACGAGCTTTAAAACTTTCTCGTCTGTTCCTGTAAGCTTCACTCTCCCCAGCTTTCTTAGGACTACCCACCACACCCTGTTGTCCAAATCTAATAGTTTTAACTTGATCTCCAGACTTAGCTACAACAACATGGCTTTTGGTTGGATGGTTCGGTGTGCGTTTAGGTTGGTTATATCCAGCTACACCAGCTCTTTCTAGTCTACTATCTTTCATATATGCCCTTTAAACAGCTTTAAACCCCCTTTTTAGCCGACTTCTCAGCAGGTTAAGGGGTAGGGTGCTTACTTCTTCTTTTTTGCCTTAGAGGGCTTTTTAGCCATTCCAACTTCAGACATGGCAATGGCAATGGCTTGCTTAGAATTCTTGACTACAGGGCCTCCTTTGCCACTATGCAGCGTACCAGTCTTGTATTCGTGCATCACTTTACCCACTTTAGCCATACTCTTTTTCATTTCATACTCCTAACATAAGGTTACGTTCGTCTTGTCTTCTCTTCACTAAACCAGGAAGAATCTTCCCTCCAGCTTTAGTCCAGTCCATCAGGGCATCCGCAGCACCTTGTACATCTCCCCTGTTGTATTTTTGCCTCACTGTACTTCTTTGAAGATTTCCTAGTCCTACATTGAAGGCAAAAGAAACAAGGCAGTCCAAGTGGCCTTGATTGTTAGCAGTGTTATGGCACATCCGTATAGTGCCTCTAACAAATCCTTCAAGGTCTTTCCTGAGAATCTCATCTACTTCCTCCATGCTAAGTGTTCTGTCCCAACCTTCAGGAATTGACAGAGATAGCCGTTGTTCAAAAGGAACTTTAATATGGTTCTGATCAATTACATGACCAACACCAATAGTCCATAAACGAGCAGGACACCTATAAGCCTTTACTCGTACACCCTCATGGTGTTTAATTGTGTTTAAAGCCTTCTCGCTAATCATTTCTTAAAGGCTTGAGTACCAAACCAGAAGCTTACAATTGAAGACCAGATAAGTTGAGTGTCATCATCCCACAGCAAATCAAGAGCAACAGTAAAATCTACACCAGTTTTCCATGCGTATAAGAAGCCAAACACTTCTACAAACATAAACATAACATACATACCATAGGTAATGGCACTACGAGTAAAAGCCCTAGCATCAATTACCCATTGAGAAGCCCCTTTACCAATCTCAATATCGTGGTTATATAAAGCCTGTCTTTCTTGTAAGGCAATACCAGCCATATCAACATTAGCTGTAATCTGAAGTTGTTCAGTTTGAATGTGTTCTATACGTTCTTGAATTTCAAATCCAGCTTTCTTAAGAGCAAGCTCACGCTCTACCTGCATTTGAGCTAAAGCTAGCTCATGCTTTTTATCTCCTTTGTCTTGAATCATGTCAAGAACTTTAGGAAGACCACCAGCTAAAAATGAAAGAAGAGAAGAAAGAAGAGTTAACATATTATTTTACCAAGTCTACAAGTTTATCTGCTATGGGTTTAGCAAATTCATCTGGAAGCTTTGGAAGAAGATCAAGCAACCAAATCAAAGCAAGTCCATAACAAGCAAGTTTAATCCATTGTTTAAAACCTTGTATCATTTCATTTGTTACAAAGTCTTTAAATCTCATCTACCACACCTCGCACTCTGACAGAATGTCAAAGCTTCATACCCAGCCCACCCTAAAAAGATCAAGGATACAAGAACTACACCAACAACAATAAAAATCTCATTAAGTTCTTGTTCTTTTCTTTTTCTTATTGCCTCTGAAATTGCATCTTTCTTAGCCTGTTCAGCATCAGCAGCATTCATCTCAGCTACTCGCTTCATAATATTCTGCCAAACATCCATGTTATTAGTGGCAAAGAACAATCCTTGAAGCTCTTTCTCAAAGTCAGCTTGTTGCTTTAGAGCAAGTTCAATCTCTATAGCTTTGCCCATGTTAGAACCACCAGCCTTCTTAGCTTCTTTTGCAGCTTTAGTGGCAGTGGATTTAGCATCAAAATACTTTCCAATCAGTGGCCCTAAAGAGGCTACATCATCTACAGTTTCTGATGCTTTCTTAATTAAAGCAACAGCAGACTGAACTGCTGCTAATGCACTTACTGGATCAATCATTATTTCTCATCCCCCAAAAAGCACTCATTGCAGTGATAAGTGCTCCAATCCAGAGGATAGGTTTAGCAGCTTTAGCAATCCATTCTAAAACAGTAAAGGCCCCATCTAAAGCTTCAAAAGCATTAACAATGTGTCTAGTGTTTTTATCCACTTCATCCACTTTGTTCTCAACAGCTATTAGCCTCTCATAAATTTGAGCATGGCTTACCTCGTCCATCAGTTGCTCCAAGGAGTTCCTGAAGCCTGAACAGGGTTTTTCTGAGCCTCAATCTGTGCGGTCACTGCGGCTTCCGTAGCAGCCTTGTCAATCTTTTCCCACAACCAACCCAAGACTGTTTCTTCAGTCAGGGTGTCGTAGCTTACAAATGACTGCCCACGCTCTAGGGCTTGTGTGTTCACAATAGATGCTGAATAGTCACCATCTACGGCTGAAGCACCCCAATGCACTACTGTTACAAGACCATCAGAGGTTTGGCGTTCTAGGTTATTGATTTTCCATGTGATTGTCATAGTATTCCTTTTAGCAAGCCATCAAAACGCAAGGCACACAGTAAGAACCATCTTCGTATGTGCAAGTTACATGGGTTGAAGTTACTTTGGCGATTGTCTTGGCTCTGACGATGTCATCACCTTGTGGCTTGGCAGTACCGTCACCAGCAGACATCAACAAATCACCACGGGAAACAGTAGTTCCTTGAGCGATGCGGATAATCATGTCACCAGTCATTGCCATGTTAATTTCGTCTACATTATGTTGCTCGTCAAAAGACCAGTTAACAAACACGCCAGCAACATTGACATCACCTTCAACATCAGAGACTTTCACTTTGTTAAGCTGTTCGTTATCGACAGCGTTGCCTTCAGCGTCTGTGTAGGTGTTCATGTCATCCAAGTTGGACAGTACAGTTCCCTTGACCAACGATTCGTCTTTGGCAGCCGTAGTCTGTGCATAACGAGCCAAATGACCGCCGTTGTATGAAACAGTTGTGCCTGATACTGAGATAGAGCCTTCTAAAGTTGTGTCTTGATAAAACTCAACAAGATTTCCATCTGAATTAAGTCTATTTACGGCTATCACCTCACGATTTGATGCAACCGCATTAACACTTCCCTCCGGAAGAATACGACAACCAGCAGTTGAAAACGAAGTGCTTGTTTTCCCCACCAGCAAATTCCCGCTGGAGTCAATACGCATCCGTTCGGTGGCGTTGGTAAAGAACACCATCGGATATGCGCCTTCAGAATACAGACAGGCCGCATACGCAGAGCCTGAATTAAAGTATCCACCACCGCTGTCATCCCTGCCAACATAGAAGTAGTTGTTGGAATTTCCATACAAGGTGGCAACTGCATTTGTAGTGGTTGTGCTTGAAATTCTTTGTCTGGCGTTTGCGGCAGATACGATTAAATTCTCAGAGCCAGTTGTAGTTCCAAGCAACAGTCGCCCACTCGCATCCAGCGTCATCGCCTGAGTGAAGGTGATGGCGTTTCCTGCTGTGCCCGAGGCGGCTCTAAACCAAGTAAATTCTCCAGAATTGTTTAGCGCGTACTTTTGTGCATAGCCGTTATTTAAATAAACTTCATTACCGCTAGCATTGATTAGCGTATTGTTCAGCACTTGAAACTGGGTAACGCCAGTATTGGCATAGAAAGCCCCTGCAAGTCCTAACTGCATTACTTTTGCGCCGCTAAACCACGCACTCGGCGTAACCCCCAAGCCGAGGTTGCCGGAGGAGTCGAGGCGCATACGCTCGGTGTCGTTTGTTGACAACGTAATAAAGCCGCTAGAACGACCATCGCCCTTGATATAGGTGTACGAAGTTGCTGGTGCGGCATTAGTGCTAAACAAAACTCCTGACAGGTTACTTGCGTTATTTACAAGGTTCAAACCAAGATTT